TGGCCCTGTTTTCTTGGCTGCTTCTTTTTTAGTTATACGCTTGGCGACTTTGGCAGGTCTACAGGCTGGGTAGGGGCGTTTCTTTTTATCCTTACCGGAACGACCACACTTCTTGCCGGTCTTTACGTCCCGCCAGTCTTCCTTGAACCATTTCGTTAAGCCGCCCTTTGGTTTAGCCATGCCTACTTCTTCTTGACCTTACCGCCGTGCATCATCTTTTTCTTGGGCATGACCTTGCCGCCACCCATCATCTTTTTCTTGGGCATGGCTTTACCACCGTACGCCATCTTCTTTTTAACCGCGCCGCCTCTTGCAAGTGCGCCTTCTTGCTGTTGACCACCCATTTTTTTGACAGTCTTGGTAGCAGCAGAACCGTATCTACCAGCAATCCCAGTAATTAACTTAATAACTTGATTACTACCCACTTTTTTTGCTGCTTTTAATCTGGCAGCTTCTGTTTTTTGTTGTGCTGGAGTTAAAGTACCTAGAACTCTTTTGTAGGTAGCGATTTGTGATTTTGTTATTTTTTGTTTATTGCCCTCTGTAACACCCTTTCCAAAAGCTTTTAGTGCGCCCATAGGGTCGTTAAATATTTTTGATATTGGTCCGTCTACCATCGTTCTTCTCCAATTTATGCGTATGTGCCACCACGCTTCTTATAGGTTCTAACCAGCCAAGCATTTGCATATGCGCTTGGGTATACTTTAAATTTACGTTTAGCTTCTGCCTTAACCCGTGAGTACAATGCTGCGTTCTTTGGCTTTGGGCTTTTTGATTTCTTAGCTGCCATGTGTATTTACCCCCGGCAAGGTTACCTGCTTTTATCACAAAATAAATAAAGAGTCAAGAGGGCAAGTTGCCCTGCCCCCTTGATTAGTATTATACGCCAGTCTGGACTGCAGCAGTCTGGACCATTGCAGTTGGGTCGCCAATGTCAGCAATCAAGGCAATAACACGGAAACGAACTACAGCAGAGTCTGCACCCAAGATTTTAACTTGGATAGCGTCTGTAGCAATTACTGTGTTGATACCTGCTGCTGTAGGGTGAAAGTTGTAGATAGCGTCAGCGTTACCATCGACACCATCACAGAAGGCATCAATGTCGGTGCTGATACCAACGTCAAAAGTCACACTAGAACCGCCAGCTTCAAGGACATCAAGGCAACCACCAAGAACAATCGAGTTGTCCGGTAGGTCAATCACTTTGATGACATCGTTAGCTGTAAGGTTGTCATCGGCAGCGTCAAAGATTTTTGACTGCACGATGTAAGGACGAATCGCATTAGCGGGATGTCCTACAGTTCCACCACCAGTGATGGTATGGTCAAAAGTAGCCATTTATCTAGCCCCCCTTATGCGAAGTCTACAACGCCGCGAACGATTGCTTCTTGGCGAAGTACTTTTTGCCCAAAAACATGCAGTCCACGAATAACGTCGGAGAACGATTCAGTTGAACGAACCACTTCTGTTTTCGCAATGTGCGAAGCAGTAGAGGTGGATGACATGTGACCTGCAAGAACAACGTTCTCAGAACCATCAGTTGCGAGGGTTGCAGATGCGTCTGTCAAAGTAACTTGGTCTGTGCCGCCTGTGCTGTTAAGCGCAGTAGACTTGTAGCAACGGAAGCCAGCGAGTGTGCCGACAGTTGCAAGACCATTGCGAAGTGGTGAGGTACCGTCGCCAGTAACCTGTACTTCAGCAATTTTATTCCCAGCTTGGAACACCTTCTCGTAGAAGATTGGTGGTGCTACAAACCAGCGATTTTCTTCTGGCACTGACTCATCGTCAAGGAGACGGGCCATTGCAAGCATCATGTTGATGCCAGCGTCGTCTGTCTCAATGTTGATTGGTGCAGCAGCAGTACCTAGAGTAGCTGCAGCAGCAGTGGTAGTCAGGGTTGTGCCGGATACAGCAGAAGCTGCAATACCTGCACCATTAGCCATAGCTTGAAGAACAGTCTTGTCGTACTTACGCTTCAATGCAAATGCACCTGAAGAGGTGGCAAGTGCCTCGAAGTTTACGTGCGAGTGACGCTCTTCAATATCGTCGATTTTAAAAGCAAACGCATTGGCTTGGTCAACAACCATAGTAATCTGGTCATCAGCCAAGTCTTGTGGGTTTACAACAGAACCCCGCTGGTAAGCGGATACTGTAACAGTCGGCTCTTTGATGATACGGACTGTGTCGCCAAAGTTTTCAATTTCGCCAGCGTAATCAGTGTTCGTGATGTCTTCAACAACCGAAGCGCGACGAAAGAATTTGAGAACTTTTTGGCTAAAGATTTCTGGTGCAAAATTACCGGAGGGTAAGTTTCCATATCCAGAAGAGGTAGAAAACGCCATGTTCTATTCCTTCTTTATTTTGAGGTTTTAAGAGTTTAGTTCGATTCGCCCTTCAGCCCGTGCTTGGTCGAGTTCAGCTTCCATCTTCTCGAACTCCCACGGACGCATCTTGGCGATTTGTGAAGCTTTCCAAATCTTCTTTTCACCGCCCCCTGCTTCCGACACAACGTCTTTAGCTTTAGAGGACTTTACTACGGCTGCTGCCGCTTCGTTTGATTTGGTTCGCTTCTTTTTTGAGATACCAACATCTGCTTTGTACAGATCAAGTACTCTTGAGGCCCAACGAGCATCGGTATTGTTTTTGTAGATACCGTCCGAAATAGATTCGGGCTGTTCGCCAAGCCACGTTAAGAACGCTTCATCCTCTTTGATTTCCATGAAATCTGGATGATTGTTCATTAGTTCGCGGTATGCACTTTGAACCACAGTTTCTTTTTCGCGTTCCTGAATTTCAAGTAATTCTGACTGCAGGTGTTTAGTTCTTTCTTCGGCTTGCATAGCCGCTACAGTCTCAACAACTCCGTATACATCAGGATACTCTTCACGAAACTTTTCCAACTCTTCAACCGTCTTGGGCATTGGGACATTAGCTGCCTGTGATGCCTGTTGCAGTTGCTGCTTTTCAGATTCAAATTGTGCAAGTTTTGTATCGTAGTGTCGCTTTAAATCGTCGTACCGTTTCTTGTAGTCGTGATTTGGCGATTCTTGTTTTGCCTCTACAAAGCTTGAGTCTTTTGTTTCTGTAGATTCGGATTCTTCGCTTGCTTCTACTTCAGGGGTATCTTCTTCGTCTTCGTAGACTTCTGATCGATAGTTGCCTTTGTACAAGCTGTCGCTATTGATTGTTCCGAAAGAGTCGTTAGGTTTGTTGGCACGAATGCCGCGTACTTGTTTTGCCATTGTATTTACCTCATCTTGCGGGGCCACATGGCTGTGGGTAGCCGCGTCGGTTGTGTCAGGGCCGCTGTGCGGGTAGCTGACGATTAGTCCAGACCACTAAGTACTTTACTGGCGTAGCTATCGCCTTCACCATAAGATGCTAAAGCTTTCTCTAGTGATTTGTGGTCTTTTAATTTCTGTCGCAAAGTAATATTTGCTATTTCGTCGTAGTACTTTTCATGTAAGTCTTGGGGTATAGTACCCTTACCATACTTACGGTAAGATTTTTTAATTTTAGCGGGAGTATTCACTCGCTTTTTGTTTCTGTACATTGAGCCGTACTTTTCAATGTTAACTTTGTCGTCCCCCTGTTGGATAAGCAAATCAACATACTCTTTGCCCCCGTCATCCAACGTATTATACATAGGGCTACGAGTTTTAATGTCTTTTAGGGTGCTTGCTGTAATTTGCATCGGCCCAAATGCTGATGATGCCTTGCCTTTTCTTTTTATACCTGTAAATATATAGGGGTCTTTTTCAAAGCCTTTAATTTCTACGTTTTGTATAGCTGCCTTAATGTCTCCAAACCTGCGACCAAAAAACTGATCATCACTAGGAGAAACAGGGTCTAAATTCATAGGGGATGATTTATCAGGAGCAGGGCCAGTAAGAGTGGGGGAGTCAGGCCCAATTAGCTGTTGTAGGAAACCTCTGTCTGCTTGTAAGCCCCCGTTTGCCGCTCCGATCTTTTCGCCGTACTTAACTTGGCGGCGTTGTACTTCAGGCTTACCAGTGTTGTTGATGTTGTCAAGAAAGCTGCTGCCGTACTTC